TAATAACTGTCTCAGTTGAAGTCGTCATAGAAATAAAAGATTTATCTATAATAAGTGTATGCGCAGAAATAGACCGAACCCTTTTAAATCCGTTATTCGCTGGTATCTTAGATTTAGTAGAATCGGCATCACCACCAACAAAAATCCACTGCCCAACAATAAGACCAAGAGTAGTAAAATCCAAAATTGTAGAGGTTATCTTTGCAAAATCACCAGTAGCATCAAAATGAATATCCCCAGCAGCTCCCGCAACCCCCACAACTTGAATATAAGAATCTGTAGTAGTCTCATTAGAAAGAACACCGTTAGCAACCTCAACTTTTGTAGCAGAAACAGCAACAATAGGACTAACTCTATTATTATTAGAACTCTTAAAATTAACACCCTTGATTAACTGTCCAACACGGAAGCCAGTAGAGCTTGCTACAATATATTCATCTGGATTACCAGAATCAATGTTTACAGATGTAACAGCTTGCCTTGGTTTACGCCGAAAATCAGCAAACAAAACACCAGGAAGTAAACCTTGCGTGTTGAAAAATGTTAGATCTTGGTTAAAACCAGCAGTAGCAGATAAATCAACAACATTCCCTTTTTTTTGTTGGCGTGTGTCAGTAATAGGCGTCGGAGTTACTAAAGTAAGTGATCCTCCAAAATCAGAATATGAATTAGGGACAATTTGTGTCCAAACAGGGTTAGTCGGTAAGACACCAAGCTCCGCACTTTCTTCTGCATAAGCACAACCTGTAATGTTAGAATCAATCTTTGGAACTTGTACCATGAAGGCCTCCTTTATTTCTATGCATAATAATTAAAATCTATAATAACATTCATTTGTTGAAATGTACCATCTCTCCCGATCTCATTCAACCTCACGTTACTAAACCAAACACCCCCTGGTGTTGAAGTACCTTCAAAAGCATCCGATACTATCTTACACAATTCATAAGCTTCCTGCAAGCCTTTTCCACTCTGAGTGAAAATTTGAACAGTTAAAAAACCCAAACGTGTAAATAACTGCCCAATAGCAGACTGAAAACCACTCGCATGCTGTACAGAAATCACAGCCCAAGGGGAATCATCAGGGCTTCTACTAATCCGAACATCATCATAATGTGCAGGGTAGCCCGTTGTATCCCAAGCAGTCTTAAATAATACAAACATCTCTGCCCTAGCCTGCAAATATGTTAAACTCATCTCTTAATCCCAATAAATGCTAAAAGAGTAACTAAGCCAGGGCGTAAAATCTGAATATTCGTAATACCCCACACAATACCATCGTCCAAAACCTCTATGGATTGTTGAAATTCAGTTTCCCCAGGAGAAACAATAATAATCTGCTCACTCTTTGAAACCAAATCATCAAATTCAATACCAGTGCCAAGGCGAATTGCAGAATCTGGCTCAACAAATACACCATCAAGAAAAATATAACGATCATCCCCAGAAGATGGACCTTCCCAAGGGCGAGAAGCATTAAAACTACTCTCATTTGCAATCCTAAGCTTAATCGGCCTCCCCGCTGATTTAAGCAACCTCTTAGCTACCTGAACAATCCTACTATAATCAGGCACGACTAACACCACCATTCCCTTTTAAAACAGACTTAAGAAGTTTATCCGCAGCAGGATAAGGAGATACTGAAACATTACTATATTCAAACTTTTCTGTTATTGGGCCAATATTTACCAATTCCAAAGATAAAGAAGAATCATGATCTTTCAGTAATGGCTCAGAAAGAGCCCTAACAGCATATTCTGCAACTGCCTGCTTAATACATTCAGGTACACGGCTAAGAATAACCCCGTATCTATCATACGCATAGGCCCTAGGCCAAGATAAAGGCTGTAGCCCACCAGGGAAACCATTCAAAAATTGTGTTATATAAACATTTGAAACCGTACCAGAAATAACTGTACCCATAACCCCATGAAGCGTAACAATGTTATTTGATATTGTTGCAGTGCAATGCCTACTTTGGCGATTTATAATAACACTAAGTGTTTGTGATGTAAGCGCAGAAATAATAACATCAAAGGGACTAGTTACAGATGTAACAAACTTATACGTCTCATCCCCCAATAGAAAAGTCTGTCCTTCTACTGGTTGACCTGTAAATGTAATTGTAGCCATCGCAAGCTGCTCAGGGAACGTAACTAAAGGCATACCTCTGAAACTGGAATCAAATCGCTTATCAATATAATCCGTAGCTGAAATAATTGATGACTCACGCTTCACACTAGAAACACGATTCCAATCATTTTCATCCTGTCTATTTCTTTGTGTCAAATAATTGGTAACATAAGCATCAGTCGCATATGCATTAGCACCACGAACACCAACACCAGTCTCTAAAACAAGAGTCATTATCTTTTAGCCTTACGTTTTTTTCTTGCATAAAAAAGGGCAACCTGTAACTTTGCTTTTGCAGGGCCATTTAATGTAGCGTATTTCATGAGTTTCCTCTTATCAAGCTGGTATTTTCATACCTCTTTTGGAATCACGTGCGAAAGCTTTATCAAGTTCTGATCTAGGATCAAGTTCAGATACATCAATGTTACTCAAAATCTCATTTCTTTGCTTAACTTTTCGTTCACGCTCTTCGGCCTGTGAATTAAGAAACTTTTTGATTTCCTCTATATCAGTTGTATCCGGAATTTCAACAGTAATTCGACTCTCTGTCATAGAAAGATTTTCTTTAATACGAGCACATGACTCAGAACAACGATCTCTTGCTTTTGTGTAATCATCAAGCTGCAGTAATAAACGCGTCTGTAACTCTTTTAGGTTTTCTGTAGCAACCTCCGATAAATACTCAGAAAACTCCATAATTTGCTTTGGATCCCCAATAGCTGCCAAAGGAGGAATTTCCTCAATAGTTTCAGGTTTAGGTTCAAAATCAGGCCTTACTCTTTCACTATGCGTTTTCTTATTGAAATTAGGAGCAGCATTAATAATCATCTGCCGTGTGACTGTATCACCTACAAGGGCCTCAACCATATCAACAAGAGGTAATCCGTCAGATGTCCAGTGATCCTCGTTTTCACTGTCCAAATTTTCAAGTGCAGATAGAATTCGTTCTTTCATGACTTAACCTCCGTTATATTAGAAAAAAGTCTGCCCCACATTGTGTGAGGCAGTAGATATTAACTCTCACGTGAGCGAATAACCGCAAACGGAACATTTTTACGCGTAAGGACAGGTGCCCAAGAAGCGGCAGTAGCTAAAGCCGTATTAGTTGGTCCACCATCTGGAGGTGTACCCTGGAAAGCAAACCCTTTTGGATGCAAACACCATTCAACCCGACTGTATAGAACTTCTTGTCCACCACCATTACCACCACCTTCTTTGTTTTCAACAACATTAGGGCGGGAATGACTTCCTTCACCAAGCAAACAAGCACCAAGTCCAAAAATCCAGGAATCAAAGATACTTCCTGTTCTAGGCATTCCATCATCAACAATAACCCGCATACCTAAAAACGTTGGGATGTTAGTAATACCAAGGGAATCAGGGATAAACTCAATCAAATTGTTTTTCTGCATTCTTGAATACACAATTGAATGAACCATCAAAACAGTAAGATCCGAAGCAGCATCACCTAGAGTAGTTTTTCCATCAATAAAGACCTCAGCTGTGAAATTTGTAACTCCAGCAACAAAAGAACTTCCAGAAACATCAACCAAATAACTGCCACTATGGTTAGCAATATTATCAGCAAGAACACCTTTCCATGTTGCAATAAATACACTTTGCAAGCGAATAGCCCAATATTTGGCTAACTGATCAGCAATAGCACCCATAGGATCAGCGCCAGCAAGTGAGGCTGCAAGATCAGACGAAGACCACGAACTATTACGAGACAACCTAACAGCAATTTCGGTTAACGTACCAATTTTAAACGGATCTGGAGGCCTTGCAACACCACCAGTTGGAAGCCCAGCATCAACAGCTGCAAATGGAACAGATGTATCAGTCGATACACGCTCAGCATCATCATCTAATGGGCGAAACCCTGGCATACTAAAAGTTAACCCACCACCATTAAGCTTTGAAGTAAGTAGTGGACTATCAACAAGAACACCAGAAATAACCAACTTAGATAATTGCTTAGTTCGATGTATAATATATGGTGAAAACACCTCAGGAACAACAATATCCCCAACTCTAGTCATAGGCCCAGTTGCCATTTTACTCTCCTTTTGTAACGGCTAAAAAAAAAACAATAGAACCCATGTTCTAAAATAACCACATGGCTACGTTAACACTATATCACATAACTAAACAGGGCGCAAGCCTCCTAAGGTTGTTCCCGCAGTTTTAGCCATTCTATCCGCAACTTGTGCCCCTTGGCTTTTCAAAACAGCCCCCTGCTGTGTTAAATCCCAAGATTTACTAGACCACGGATTTGTACCACCAAACCCATTGCCCCCACTAGCACCATTAGCACCACTTCCAAAACTCTCTGGCCACCAATGCGTACGAATTCCTTGCATTTCCTTAAGCCAACCCTTAACATCAAGCCCAGGGGTTATTCCTTGAATCTCCGACTTAGATACTAACTTTCCCGTATCATCTTTCTCAAGCATGAAAGAAGCTGCCATTTCAATATCAGGCATAGCTGTAAGATGCACTTTAGACTCCTGTGCAACAGCTCGAACAACCTCATTCCGATCACGTGTATCCATAGAACTACGCAATGTGCCATTCTCAGTAAGCAACGTATCCCGCTCAGTCTTAAGAGTTTCTAGGCTTCTCTCTAAAGGACCTGTTTTTTGAGATAAACGACTTTCAACCATTTCCTGAATCTTTGCATCATCAAGCTTACCATCCGCCGCAATCTCCAACTCTTTAACGCGATCCAACTGTGCCATAACATCAGCATAATCGTGATTTTCCCAAGTCTTTAATGCCTTTTTTACTGCAGAATGATCTGTTCTCTCTTTTCGTAATGACTCTTGAAGTTTTGAGATATCTGTATTTGTTTTCATACCGTTAATACCAGTAAGAACAGCCTTACCTTCTTGCTCTGTATAAAGACCTTCCATATTTTCAGGAATATCATCCATTGTATCATAACTTAACTCTAACATATCTTATCCTTTCATACTTTGCTCAGGAGCACGATCTCCGTTTTCTGCTTTTTCAAAAACAGAATTTACTTCTTTTTCTGCTTCTGCCTTCTCTTCGTCATAAGTCAACTCTGTTATTCCTTTTGCAGACGCCATCTTATGCAAAGTCTGTGCCGAAACAGGATAACCAAGATTACGTGCTGTCTGCACAGCAATCATATCCTCTCCTGTTAAGTTAGAATTTCCAAACTCTAAGTTTGGTGTTACAACAATACCGTCTGAACTAAGCCCCATCCATTCTGCACACATCTTTAAGATAGCCTCTAATCCAGCAGCACCCGTAAGGGCGACCTGGTTTAAATCAGCAGTTCGTGCAGCAACACGAATGCCCAAAGAAACGCCAGACTCTCGCTCACGCGATACCGTATCTAAAGATTGTGCCCCCATAGAGCCAGCTCTCTTACGATCCTCAATAAGAGCCTCCCTTTGCTCACTTAGTCCAGAACTCTCTACTCCAATGTATTTTGCATCGCCATTCATAGGAACATCAATACGAGAACCAGCCCCAGTCCTAATAGACTCATCCTCATCCTGAGTGCCACCAACAATAACAAGAGTATCCTGCCCTTGCATAAATAACGCCTGCCTATAGTCTGCCTCACCACGATAAACCGTCATACATAATTCACCAAGATCCATTAAAGGTGGCTCATCAGTATCTGCAACTAAATCACAAGAGTTTATAATAACAAAAGGAATCTGTCCTAACTTCCTGCCAAACCTGGATGGGCGGATTTCAGAGTCATCAATAGTAATTATATAACCATCACCATCCAAACGTAGAATTCTATATTTTTCCTTCATCGTCCATTCAAAGCCATCCCGAATATATTCACTTTCTTCCAGAACAACGAAATTCAAAACCTGAGGTAGAATGTCAAATGATCCATTATCCCAATTAGTAATTCTTTCTGCG